TAGAGGAGACGTTGTGGAATTCGTAAACACGTGTAGACAAGAGTATGACCGGTTGCTGGATGACGCCCCTGACATCCCCGCCAATGCCATCATAGCGTTTAACCTAGACTTTCCAGAAAAAGATAATAAGCCCGATGTGTGTAATGGTTTGAGTATATTAGGAACAGATGATGTTGAGAAACATGAAAGGGCTATGAAAAATTGGATGACGACCATGTTCAATTTACGACGTCGTAAAAGTAGAGACACCCTCAGTGCGACCCCTTCTGTTGAAATCACACGTCTTTGAGTGAATATTTGTACAACTTTTGAATCCATTCAGGAGCGCCTTGGCCATTTTTAGTGATGTCCGCCACACCCGTGAAAGTGCATGACATGCCTCTCACGAGAATTTGTTTTAGATGCACCCGCCTGTTATCATATTTGTCGTTAATGGCTGTCATCTTGACACTTCACCAGGAATAGAATAAAATAAAGATGAACATTACTATTATAAAAGAAATGCGAACGCGAACGACGACGAGAGAAGTGACATGGAATATGGGACTCAGGAAGTTCCTGCGCGACCAGGGGTGGCATCATTTAGTGATAAAGTTGGCAGATGGGGTGGTGACGGACGCACGCACACTGACTGATGACCCAGTGATGGTGGAAATAATCTCAGAGTACATTAAGAATCATGGAGGTCGTGACGTACGCGAATAAATCGCACGGTCTCTTTGAGGAACTCATACACAACGAGTATGATGTCCCAGTGCGAGTGTTAGGGTGGGGCACGAAGTGGAATGGGTTCTTGGATAAGTACAAGGGTATGGTTGAGTATTTAAAGTCAAAGAAAGATGATGACATAGTGATTTTCTTAGATGGTTTTGATACTAAAATAAATAAAGACCCTAAAGATGTCGTGTCAATGTTCAAAGCCTGTGATTGTATGATGTTGGTATCTAAAGACCCAGAACCATTGGGTGGATACATTTCACATAAAGTATTCAACGCGTGTGTTGGGGAATCCATCGCCAATTCAGGTTTGTACATGGGGTACGCGAAATACCTCTTACAAGTCCTCGAAGACGCACTTCGCATGACGTGCGAAGACGACCAACGCAACTTAAACGCCCTGTGTGGAAAGTACGATTTCATCAAGGTTGACGAGGATATGAAGATTTTTGAAAACGTCCCACCCCTGACGACGCGACGAACATCAGACGCTGTGTTTGTGTCTTACCCAGCTTCACTGAGTATGGAACGTGTCGTTCGTTCATTGCGTGAGTATTCGCAATTCTTCAAGTGGCAGTTTATCATCTCGATGATCATTTTGTTTGCGGTGTTGCCGAACGACTACAAGTGGTTACCCGTGTACATCAGCCTCACTGGTTTATTGTTATACGCACTCAAGGCTGATAAATCGTGTACATAATTTCTCAGGTGATATTAAGTATGGTGGAAGTTGTCACCTATGCGAATAAATCTTTCGGACTCTTTGAAGAACTCATACACAACAAGTTTGACGTCCCAGTAAAAGTCTTAGGATGGGGGAGACCATGGAATGGGTACTCGGACAAATCAAAGGGGTTATTGGAATACATCAATGAAAGTAAGAGTGATGACGACCTCATTATATTTGTGGATGGGTTTGATTCTAAAATAAACAAGGAACCAAAAGATGTCAAGACGATTTTTGATAGCTATGGGTGTAAGGTATTGTTTTCAAAAGACCCCGAATCTTTTTCAAAAGCCATCACCCGTACAATTTTCCCCACGTGCGCTGACGGCGTCGCCAACGCTGGGATGTATGCGGGATATGCAAAGTATTTGAAAATAATTTTAGAGGATGAATTATCACGCACGTGTCAGGATGACCAGGTGAATTTCAATGATATGATATGCAACACCTACGACTTTATAAAAATAGATGAAGAACAAAAATTATTTGAAAACATCGCCACAACAAATCATGGTAAAAAATCAGATGCCATATTTGTGTCGTATCCAGCAACTTTAGGATTTAAACGCGCATACAGGTCTATCATAGAATATCTTCAATATCTGTACGTATACATCCCCATTATTATTTTCATGTTATTTCCATTTCCAGTCACCGCATCAATCATCGCCGTGCTGTTCGGTCTGTTTTATATATCATTTGCGGATAAATCGTGTACCACATAAAGATAGTGGTCGTACTTATATCAAGTAATGATGAACGTCGGCATCATAACCCCTGGTAAAATTTGTCCCGGAGTGAACACGTGCATTAATCAAATTGCACTTCGGGAGAAACACAGGCACAGTAAAGTCTGGGGCATCGTCGAAGGGTGGAAAGGGCTCAACTATGGTTTCATGGAAGAGTTTCTGGTATGTGATAGTCACAGTCAACCAGGCACTATTATTCACACGTCACGTGAACCTTTGCAACTCAAATATGCAAAGAAGCATGTCGAAAAGTTTGACGTGCTCTACTGTATCGGAGACAGAGATGTGCAGATACAGGCGAAAAACTTGATGACGTTGGACGTCCATACAAATATTGTCGGCGTCACTGGTTTTGGATTTCAATCAGAGGTTCAGGAAATTATGCAGTACATCAAAAAGGCACACGTCCTCGCGCATAGCGCACACGCCGTGGTGTTTTTGGAAATTGCAGATAAAACTGGGGAATTGTTGCGATACACCGCTATGTCCTCCCCAGAGGTGGATGTGGTCATCACCCCAGATTGTGAAGAAAACTACCTCTTCGACGTGCAACATGAATTCGCCATGAATGGTCACTGCGTCGTTCTCGTCAGTGAAAGTGTTCAATACAACAACATCATAGACGCACTGGGTCTCTATACCATTGGCACCAAAATTATAAAACCAGGGGAACTCATCAGTGTCGTGGAACCTTGTGTTTCAGATAACATTGCCGCATCGCGCGCCGCTCGCCAAGCATGTGACCACGCCCAAGAACACTCCAATTTTGTGTGCTCAGGTGGGACACAGATTATACCGTACGCACATTTCCCCGTAAATAATTCTCTCGTAAGAATTTAATGTTACGTAAATATATATGTATCTTCAGAGCCCTTTTGTTTTATCCCTATTGGGTTTACTCGCAGTCAGTGGTCTTGTGGTACATAATAACTTTGACTACTTTGCTAAAACTGAAGATGTTGTCAATGGACCACTTGTCTACGGCATCATCATCCTCCTCCACAGCGTCTTCGGAGCTTCAGGCATAACTGAAAAGCCCCAAGTTCTTGATAAAGTCATCAATAACACCATGGTTAAGTTTTTCGTGCTCCTGTTGCTGGCGTTTGCCGCCGTGCGTGACTTTGAAGACACCATTTTTGTCTCCGTGTTGTTCCTCGCCATCACCCAGCTGTTACGGAACAAGGAGGAACGCAAGAAACATCCCTACATTTTGTAATTTTTCTACCACCCGCTCACAAGCTTAGAACGCGGCACCTTTGGGTACTGACGTGAAAAGAATTCTTCATCTTCTTCACCTCTGTGACCTATAGTTGACTGATGACCTCGGTCTATCGCCAGATATTTGCGCATATCACGGTAGTAGACACGCGCCCCTTTGGCGATGATGTCTTCAAATTTTAGGTCCACGTGGTTGTTCATGGGAATAAAGGTGGGGAGGTATTTTTTCATATTTGGGACGTGCACGAGATAACACTTTGTGCTTGAAATCCATAACACCTTCTCCTTGTTCTCGGGTGCTGGGAGGTAGGACAGACAGTGGAAGAAGCACGCTTCAAAGTTGTCCCCTCGCGCATCGATGACCTTTTGGACTTCATCATAAAGTTTCGGTGATTTGACGACGGCGTTGTCTTCAAAAATGAGGGCGTATTTCACCTTGTCATTCACAGCTTTGTTTAAAATCTCCATGTGTCCGAAATAACACCCAATTGCACCCATGTTAAAATAACTCATATTAGGACGAGCTACATCACTGTCGTAGTGCATTTCCACAGCCTTGTTAAAAAACTCTGGTTGCACCATGTGTTCAAACGTACGAGCGGTAGCTACGTCTCTCGTGTCTTTGCCGTACACAACTTCAACGGGTTGGGTAGCGTACTGGAAAAACACTTCGCGACGTTCATGGGCTGAAGGTATCGTCAGGAGATATGATTTGTACGCGTATTTTTCCACTGGTCTTCTGAGAATTAAAAATATAATTATCAAAAGTACAAGTATTATACTAATCATTAATATACTTAAAGAAATAAGTTGTTATATAAATGTAGCCACTCATAGCTCAGTTGGAAGAGCAACTGACTGTAGAACACTCGCGTGTTCTGAAACATCTGCTGAAATCAGTGGGTCCCTGGTTCGAATCCAGGTGAGTGGATTACATTCCCTTCTAGCTCAATTGGAAGAGCACACGGCTGTTAACTGTGGGGTAGTGGGATCGAAACCCACGAGGGGAGATACCGTACTTTTTAGATACATCACTTAAAAATGTATGTAAAAAGTATGTTTAGGTTTTTGTTTGGTGAGCCAGAGGTGGTAGAGACAGTGCAGTTTGAAGAGACACTGATAATCCCCGCGTGGAATGAAGCCGGTGAGTGTGTGTTCCTGGAGGTACCCGCACCGATTAGAAGCGATTTACATCCAAAATTAACGTCACGCGTCGCGAGGAACCTGACTTTTCTACGCTATGATACCTGGCATGGTCAAACATGAACTCTTCACCAGTTTTATGTATATGTTTATTGTCCCATAGGTGAAGGGTACAGTCGCCATCGCCCTGGAGTGTCATGTGATATCTCAGTTGTAAATTAGATTCCGCCCTGTGTGGTGGAATAACCATGGGTCCTTCAATGACGGCGATAACTCCCGTGTCTTTATCGACTGAGGGGATGTTGTTAATAACAGATTGTATATAGGGAAAGTCGCTCACTTTGTAATAATAATACTTGTCGTTTTTGCTAAACCAGGGGTCCATATCATGAAAATAGTGTCGCGTCGCCAAGTACTCGTTTGCAAAAAAGTATTGTCGTATCTTTCCAAAGTTATACCCGATTTCCCACAGGTCAAAGGGGTAGTAGTTTTTTTTGCCATATAGAATGTCCACCAGGGTGTTTCGCATGCCCACCAGTGGACGCCATGGGTTTTGAAAATACAGTGTGTCAATAGGGGGTTTACAAAAATCCCAACTCACGAGGGCCACAGGAAGAGCCACAAGCCACCACATTAATTTCTGCGTAGATATTAAAAATGCCAGGATACAGACGTTCCATGTACACCGCCCCTGAACCTACGGAAGAAACTCCGGACCTCGACGCGCGCTTCTTCGTGCCGACGATGGAAGAATTCATCATGTTGGCCATCGTTCTCGCCTTGTTCTTCATGCGTAAGCAAATGAACAAGTTGGCCTATGGTGCCGCCTTGGCTGCTCTTGTCGGTCTCTATGCCTACCGCCGAGTGCAAAAAGTTGAAAAGTACTGCTCCAAGTGTATGATGTAAAAAAAATTATAAAGTTTATTATATGATTGAAGTAAGACTCATAAAATCTCCCAGTCCTAAACATAAATTTAGGGTTATCTTTAGAACTGGTAGGTACGTTGATTTTGGGGGAAAGGGATACTCAGATTACACCCTACACAAAACACCCGAACGCATGCGTCTCTATGTTTTACGCCACGGTGGACGCATACCACCATCTGTCATGAAAGAGAAGAGAAGGGGAGCTATCCAGCGCGGTATGTTAGACGTGGTCTCGAGTCGTAAGGAGTTGTGGACCGCGGCGGGTGTAGGCACCGCGGGGTTCTGGTCGCGGTGGCTCCTCTGGTCGTACCCATCTCTCGACGATGCGAAAATGTTTATATCTAAAAAGTTTAAAATAAAGTTTATCACACCCTGATTAAAGATGGTGGGCATTACATAGTCATGTGGCGCACCGCAACTCTTGAGGAACTTCAAAACATAGTTCGAGATGTCATACTCCCTGAACTCGTTCAGTTGAGGGAGGAGGTCCATTACCTTCGTAAACACACCTGGCCCTACGTCCAAGCGATGAAAGAAGATGGGGCACAGCTCAGTGATATGGAGGCAAAAAGGGAATTCTTTAGCAACCTGTACGATGAGGATGTTAAAGAACTCTTATGTATAAAAATGCGCTATGCAAAGAGCACCAGTCTCACTGCACTTGAATTTGATAGAATTAGAAAAAATCATCGGTCCGGTACATCTTGACGTTGTACGTACCATCTTTCCCTGTGACGGAAACGCTTTCATTGCCATAGAACTCGGGGCATCCAATGTCCTCGGTGCATTCACGCCCGTCGTGTGTCACAGGTACGGGGTACATCTGTTCCCCTGATGTGGTGGTGTAGTAATTGTATCGGTCTCTGTACCCTCGCGCCTCTTTACCATAGAGGGGGAGTGTTTCGTTATTTGGACCCAACAAGAGACCCATCTGCTGCATGTGTCCGGGTTTGTATTGTTTGATAGGTGGTCCTCTGTACTCTGGGGCGCGTCTCGGAGGGTCCACTCGCACAGGGACGGGCACTTCCACGGGAACGGGCACTTCAACTTCCACGGGCACGGCCACTGTGGTGGGGTAGTACCACTTGTAAAGAAGAGCGAGCGCTAATACAACAATTGTCGCATACATGAGACGAGTTTTATTTTTATTCTTCATGTATACTATATGGCGGAGAAAAGAAAGCGAGCGACATTCTTTCAGGAACTTTTGTCTGACATGGAACGAGGACGAGCCGAAAAGCGACTTGAACAAGAGCGATTAAAAAGAAAGAGAAATGCCGAAGCCGCCCGTATCGCACTCGAAGCACACCGCGCGAAGAAAAAAAGAGTGGAGAACGCAAAGGTGGCGGCTGAACAAAGAGCTATGATGCGAGAAATCAATACCTACGGTACGATGATTGGAAAGGGTGTGCTCGCAGAAAAAATGTACAAACGCATGTTGGAAAAGGTGATGCGTCAAACGACATATACTCCCACTGATTTTAAATATTTAGGGAAAGTTGTAAAGGCGCGACAGGATGGGCGATGGTCTGTGGTTGAACGTCTCATCAGAGAGTGGGAAGCCGATGTGAAGCGTCGCGTGTGTCGTATGAAGAAGAAGAACATGCAAAACATCGCGAGAGGGTTGAACGTGAACGCGGACAAAAAGAAAAAGGCACAACTTTGTCAGGCTATTAAAAATAAAATGTAAGCTATTTGTAATATATAATGGTGCGACCAGGTAACCTCCGGAAAATGTCCCAGGAGAATGAGTTTAAAAACATGGTTGAAAAGTTTGGAAATGCGGAAACACTCTACAATTACCAAAGATTGCGAGCCATCTACACGAATCGTAAAGAACCCAACTACGTGAACGCCATGCGTCAATCCCGACCCATCTTGTACGAGCGCCTTCAGAAACTCGTGGCGCGTCTTCCCGAAGAAATCTTCAGCAATGGAAGAAATATCTTCTTATCAGTGTCAGCTAACTCGTCACCGAAAGAGTTGTTCAACGCCATGAATAAAGTGAAAAGGTTGCGTGTGAAGCCGACTCAACCAGTCATTAAGGACCCGTTGAACACACTCAAGTACACACAAACATACATGGCACAGGAACTCGGCAAATCGCGAAACAGAAAAAAC